CCCGATATTTATAACGCCGCACAGGGTCGTGTGGGCCGGTATCCCGACAAAATGATGAACGGTGTGGGGTGTGTAAGCGACGATGGTAAGCCGAATATGCACATTTGGGGCATGACGAACCCCCCTGATATGGATACTTTTTGGGAAGATTTGCTTACAGAGCCGCCTAGCAACGTGCATGTAACCATACAGCCGTCGGGGCTTTCCCCCGAGGCCGATTGGACGAGGTTCTTACCTGACGACTATTATGACAACCTAGCCCAAGGGAAAACTGAGGACTGGGTCGACGTGTATATACACGCTGAGTTTGGCAAGTCGCTCAGTGGGCAGCCCGTGTTCCGTTCGTTTGACCGGTCGGCGCACTCCTCAGATGGAGAGTTGACTCCCATGTTCAGCGACAGCCCGCTCTTGATAGGGATCGACGCGGGGTTGACCCCAGCTGCGGTGATCGGCAGCGTGACGCACGACGGGCGACTGGTTGTCTACGACAGCCTGATCTCTGATGGCATGGGCGCGCTACGCTTCGTGCGGGAGAGGCTCAAACCCCTGTTAAGCAACAAATTTCCGGGGCGTCGAGCGATAGTTATCATCGACCCGGCTGCGTTCCAGCGTGTCCAGACGGACGAGCGAACCGTGGCGGACATATATAAGAACGAGGGGTTCGTCGTGAAGCCCGCGAGGACCAACTCAATCGCGGCGAGGATAGCTGCGGTGGAGAAATACCTGACCCGTGTGGTAGACGGGAAGTACGGGTTCGTCGTCGACGGCGTGAGCGCGTCGTCGCTCGTGCAGGCATTGGCCGGGAAGTATCGGTACAAGATCAACACGAAAGGTGCGCGGGACGAGAAGCCTGAGAAGTCTCACCCGTGGTCGGATGTGGCCGACGCGTTTCAGTACATGTGCCTCCACGCAGACGGCGGTGAGACCTTTGGAGCAAGCTCGTGGACTACGCAGCGCAAAGAGGTCGTACGCGTCTCCTCGAACGGTTGGACCTAATCTGTTGACGTGTGAACACATAGGTGTTACTGTGCATATGACGTCACAGGTGAGATTTTGATATGGCGCTAGGCTCGGCCCTAATTCCTGTTGCGCGTGCTTCTGACCTTGAGGCACAGGCGCAACGTGCTTCTGATGAGAAACAGAATACCCCTATGATCCAAGGGCTGGCTTCCCACGTTCACAAACGGTGGGAAGTGATGCGAGATCACCACCAAGACACTTTAGAAGAGCGTCTTGCGCAGTGCGTTCGCGCTCGGAATATGGAGTATGAACCTGCGAAACTTGCTGAAATACAGGAGCAAGGTGGCTCAGAAATCTTTATGGGCATTGTCAGCGCTAAGTGTAGGACTGCTACTGCTTGGCTGCGAGATACGCTTTTAGGGACCGGCACAGACAAACCGTGGTCTTTGAACGCGACACCGATCCCAGAGGTTCCACCGGACATTACTCAGGCGATGCAGAATATCATGCAGCAGAACCTGATGCAGTATTACGACGCTGGCGGGGAACCGCCAGACGAAGCGGAGCTTAAACAGCTTGCGTCGGGGATGAAAGACACGGCCATGCGGTCCATGAAGTTCGAAGCTGAGAAGCGTGTCGAGCGGATGGAAACCAAAATGGAAGATCAGATGCTCGAGGGTGGTTTCGTTAAAGCTCTTTTCGAGTTTACCAATGACATAGCTACGTTTCCGTACGCGATCCTAAAAGGTCCGATCCCCCGCAAACGCAAGGCGATGAAATACGTCGAAGGCGGCTTGGGCGTGGTTGAGGTTCTGCGCGACGAGTGGGAGCGGGTTGACCCGTTCAAATTCTATTGGATGCCGTGGGGCGATGATATTCACTCGATGCCGGTTGCAGAACTGCATCACCTGACGCGAGACGACGTTGAGAATATGCTGGGCGTCGATGGTTACGACGAAGACGCAGTGCGTTCTATTCTGACGGACTTTGGCTCTGGCGGGTTCAGCTGGCTAGACCACAACGACGACATGATGGAAGACGCTACAGGGCAGGACTTCGACGAAGCGAACACAGACTTGGTCGCGGCGCTCCAGTTGTGGGATACAATCCCCGGCGATGTTTTGATCGAGTGGGGTCTAAGCGAGGAAGAGGTCGGAGACCCTCATAAGTCGTACCCATGCGAAGTGTGGATGATTGACAATATTGTTGTTCGCGCCGTGCTTAACTACGATCCCCTTGGTCGCAAACCCTACTACCTTACATCTTTTGAAAAGGTTCCGGGCCGTATCGACGGTAACGGGGTCGCCGATCTTTGTATGGACGCTCAGAATATGTGCAACGCGGCTGCTCGAGCGTTAGCAAATAATATGGGCATATCATCCGGTCCACAGGTCGGCGTAAATATTAGCCGCCTCCCGACGGGAGAAGACATCACACAGATGTACCCGTGGAAGATATGGCAGTTTAAGCAGTCTGACTACCAAGACTCAACACCTCCGATGAGCTTCTTCCAGCCGAACTCTAATGCGGCTGAGCTTATGGGCGTGTTTGATCGTTTTATGGCGATCTCAGACGAGGTATCAGGCATTCCACGTTACATGACCGGGCAACACGTTCCGGGTGCAGGACGTACGTCCTCGTGCCTGTCTATGCTCATGTCGAACGCCGGTAAGAGCATCAAACAAGTTATTAGCAACATCGACCATGACGTTATGCGCCCCATGCTGGAGCGCCAGTACCAGAGAAATCTAAGGTATTCAGATGATCCAGACCTTATCGGAGATGTCCAAATCGTTGCGACGGGTGCAATGTCGCTTGTCGTTAAGGAAGCGGAGGCTGTCCGTAAGACTGACTTCCTCCGTCTTATACTGGAAAGTCCGGTTGCACAGCAGATTGTTGGCCTACCGGGTACAGCTGAACTACTCCGAGACCTCGCGGGTAATCTTAACACCAACGTTGATCGTCTTGTCCCTAGCCGAGAAGATGTTCAGAAGCAGCAAGAGTTAGCGCAGCAACAGGCCATGATGCAGCAACAGATGCAAATGCAGATGGAACAGCAGCAAGCAGCGCAGTTACAAGAGGACGGCACTCCGAAAGGTGGGCGACAGGACAACACAATGAGTCCTCGACCTAATGGGCAGTAGTGTGTACATGTGTTGACACGTTAACAGCATTAGAGTAGTTTTAACCCATGATTGACTTGAATCTTTGCGACCAGCAGCACGTGAAAGCACTGTTGAGACTTAAAGAAACAGGTGAAACAGCTCTGTTAGGTCTTTTCGAGGCCGAAGCTGAGTTAGCCAAAGCACGGCTCGTGAAAGCAACCGATATGGTGACAGTCCACCGGTTGCAGGGGCGCGCAGCGGCGTTTGAAGACCTACTGACGTCGGTTGAAGAAGCGGCGAAGGTAATAAACCGCTCGTAAGAGCATGATGAAGCACACCAAAGACGGGAGCAGCCTACCTACGGGCGCTGTGAAACAGAGTTGGTGCTTTGAGGAGAAACCATATGGCGTTGCCAAAGCAGGTACAGGCACAGATTGCCGAAATTGAAGCGTACGAAAAATCGTTAGAAGCCCAACACGAACCTCAAATTGAGGAGTTGGATACGGAAGCGGAAGTAGTAGCTACGATTGAAGTAAAACCCGAACCTGAGAAAGCAAAGCCAGCTGACACGTCACCAACGGACGTAGAGGACGACTTTAAGCAGAAGTACAGCACCTTACGGGGTAAATACGACGCTGAGGTTCCACGGTTGCACCAGCAGGTGCGAGAGATGACTGAGGAACTCACAGCAATCCGCAAGGAGATGACTGCAAAAAAAGACGCGCCGACAAAGCCGAAGGAGAAAGTCAGTTTAGTGACCGATGCAGATCGAGCCGAGTTTGGCGAAGAACTGCTGGACGTTCAGCGCCGTGTTGCGCAAGAAGTCTCTCAAGACTACGAGGGCCGACTTGAACAGCAAGACGCGGTTATCCAGAAACTGCAAGACGAACTTGCAAGGACCGGTAGCCAAGTTGGGGAAGTGGACTTTAATCGGCGGCTTACGCAAGCTGTTCCTGATTTTTCACAGATCGACAACGATGAACGTTGGGTAGCGTGGTTAAACGAGCATGATCCTATGCTTAGAGGACCGCGCAGAGTTCAAGCACAGCAAGCGTTTGATGCCGGTGACGTAGAAGCCATAGCTCATTATGTGAGTATGTGGAAATCAACGTTAGCAGCACCAACTGACGCCAAGCCGAACCAAGCCGAACTCGAAAAGCAGGTTGCTCCAAACCGTTCTGCTAATTCTGTTCGTACGCAGAGTGCTTCCCAGAACTCTAAAATTTATTCGCCCAAAGATGCGGATAGAGCTTGGGATAAGGTTCGCACACTGAATACGCGAGGGCAGTACGCTGAGGCGGAAAAACTTGAAGCTGACTTGACAGCTGCGTATATGGAAGGCCGCGTTAGAGCTTAGGCATAACGTGTTAACATGTAAGCAGTTATTAAGTCTTAACTAACTTAATAGGAGGCCAAAATGGCTGCTGTATTCCCCGTCGTCGGTTCCGGCGCATTCGACACAAACCCATCTTACTCAGGTGGTTTTATTCCTCAACTATGGTCACAAAAGCTGAACGCTAAATTTTATGCGAACACAATGATGACCGAGATTTCCAACACTGATTGGGAAGGCGAGATCAAAAACCAAGGCGATACAATCCGCATCCGTACTGCACCATCAATCACAATCAACGATTATGCTGGCGCTGGTACTACACTGACTTCTGAAGTCCCTGCTCCGATCTACCAAGACATGCAGATCGACCAAGGTAAATACTTCAGCGTTCAAGTAAACGATGTACTCGCGCACCAAGCGGACATGGACTTGATGAACATGTTCACTGATGACGCTGCTAAACAGCTGAAGATCAATATTGAAAACGATACGTTCTTCAACTGGTTCGTAACCACAGGCGCAAACGCGTCAAATAAAGGTGCGACAGCTGGTGCTATCTCAGGTGCTTATAACTTGGGTACTGATGTAGCCCCAGTCGACCAAGCAACTCCTGCAAATATCCTAAACACAATTTTGCAGATGTCTTCGTCACTCGACGAGCAAAACGTACCAGAAGATGGCCGCTGGCTTATCATCTCTCCACGCGACCGTCAGCTGCTGATGCAAACAGACATCGCGCAAGCGTACTTTACCGGCGATCAGTCAAGCACCATCCGTACCGGCAAAATCGGTATGTTGGACCGCTTCACTGTATACGTGTCCAACTTGCTGCCAAAAGGCCAAGCAGGCAAAGCACTTGTTGCAGGTCTGTCAGCCACAGCATCAGGCGCTTCAGTGTCTAACGCTAAAGCTCGCCGCATGATGGTAGCCGGTACAAGCACAGCTTGTTCGTTTGCTTCGCAGATCAGCAAAACTGAGCCACTGCGCAACCAAACTGACTTTGGCGATATCGTTCGCGGCCTAGCCGTGTACGGGCGCAAGGTTGTTAAGCCAGAAGCTCTCTGCACCGCAATCGTCGGCGCGGCCAGCTAATCGCTGAGCTAACGGGAAGGGGCGCGATCCCCTTCCCACAACCACTAGGGGGCTGCTGATGGCTACTACAAAAGTTATTGACGTCATTTCACGCGTCGAAGCTATATTGCAGGACGCAAATGTGCGTTGGCCCCGTGTGGAATTGCAACGGTGGTTGAACGAAGCATATTTGAGCATTGTTCTCCTGCGGCCTGACGCTAACGCTAAGTGCGCTACGTTTACTTGCGCAGCGGGAACAAAGCAGCAGTTGACCGCGTCGAGTGGCGGGTTTCCTACGGCTCTACGGCTTTTAGATATTACACGAAACGTTCTTAGTACCTCTAACAAAAAAGTTGTTCGGGTAGTTGCTCGTAGCGTTTTAGACGATCAGCGCCCCGGATGGCACGCTGAAGCGGAATCAAACGATATACAACACTACACCTACGACCCTCGGCACCCCAAGGAGTTCTACGTGTACCCTCCGGCGACAAACAGCGCTGAAGTCGAGATGATTTATACCGACGCCCCCGGTTCTCACAGCTTAACTGAAAGTCAGTTAGACCCTGCTAACAATCACGCGGAAGTAATTCAGCTAGACGATATTTACCTTAGCCCGATTACGGACTGGGTTCTGTATCGTGCTTACTCGAAAGACGCAGAGTACGGCGCGAACGAACAACGCGCTGCCGCAGCGTTTCAAACCTTTAACGCCGCGATTGGCACAAAAACTCAAGTAGACGCGGCTGTTTCGCCGACGCCGGGAGGTTAGGTAGCTTAGATGGCCACAGTGACTTGGGAAAAGTTTTATCCATACATTCAGCCTTACCTACCGGGCTGTCCTGAGATTGTCATGGAGTCACACCTCCAAGAGTCGAGCGCTACGTTTTTAGAACGTAGTGAAGTCTGGCGTTTTGGAATCGAGAAAGATTTTGCGGTAAAGAACGTGGCGGACTATCCAATATTTTTGCCATCTAGCGAAGCGGTGTTGGAGAACATCTACGAGCTGGTTCTTGAGGGGCGTCAGTTAACTCGAGTGACTGACCGTCACCTTAACTCAACAAAGTTTGAAACCAAAGGGTCTCCAAGTTCGTACGCGATCTACCAAGATACATCGGTTCGATTGTACCCTACGCCAGACGCAAAATATTCGTTCCGTGGCTGGGGCGTACTCAAGACAAAGCTGACTGCGACAGGAGTAGAGGACTGGATTTTTGAGTCTCACGGTCGCTGTATTTCTTACGGAGCTATAGCTCAGCTTTCCTCGGTTCCGGGCAAAGAGTGGACCAATCCCGAGTTGGCCAACTACTACCGTCAGAAATTTTCAAAGGAAGCAGACGACGCGAAGGGGAGAGACTACCGCCGCGTAAGCACGCGCGTCCAAAGTCAGAACTTTGAAGGACGCCGTAGGAGGGCATAATGGCTACATCGTTTAACTACGTTCAAGGTGACACTGGCCCTCAGATTAGGCTCTCGTTCACTGATGAAGACACGGGCACACCTACTAATTTAACCGGTGCGACAGCAACGTTGCATTTCAGAGCAGCGGGTGAGCCTACCGTTTTATTTTCCCGGCAGCTTTATATCGACGCTGATTCCGCTTCCAGTGGCGTAGCGATCTTGCAGTGGAACACAACGGACCTCGATCAAGACGCCGGTACTTATGAAGGCGAGATTGAGGTTGTTCGGGCAACGGGGCTTCGCGAAACAATCTTTGAAGTCATCAAGTTTAGAATACGCGAGGACTTTGCATGATACTCAAGTCCGCAGTCTTAATTAGTGCGTTAAAAGTTGCGTTTTCGCAGCTCAAGACCACTATGTCTGCTGCGGAGTATCAGAAGTTATCGGTTAAAGTAGAGGCTGGAAACTTCCTGCGCTACTCTGTGTTCTTTGACGACGCGGGCGTAAGCGAAGCCTCGGCTCTCGCGTTCTTTAAGACCTTTACCGACAACACCACCGTGGCAGAAATTGCGGCTCGCGCTTTTACCAAAACACTAGACGAAACGGGTTACGCGGCGGACGAACCGGCGTTTGCCCTAACTAAATCTCCTACTGAAATAGCGAATGCGACTGACGTCTTTGTGCGCAACGTTGCTTACAACCGCGCCCTTGCCGACGCTGCTGCTTCTCAAGATTTAGCTTCTTTAGGTCTTTCCCGACCGGTCGCCGACTCTTTGGCTATTACAGACCAAGTTTTAGCTTACATATCAGGTAAAGGTTTTGATGAAACGCCTACAGCGGCTGACGCGTTAAATTCTTTTTCTTCGACAAAACTACTATCGGACCAAGTCACCGTTACAGACGATTTAGACGGGACGGCGACGCCGTTAGACGACCAAGAAATACAGTTTGTTAAGGTCAAAACGAACAGCGCCTCCGTTAGCGACTTGATATTTTTGTCCACTGGTTTTGTTCGAGCCTTTCTGGAAAGCCCCGCGTTCACAGACGACCAAGTCTTTGGTGTCGGGAAACTTCCGTCCGAAACGACCTCTGCTACCGACGCGGGGTCACTACGAAGTCATAACTACTCCGACTTCACCTACTTTGCGGAAGATTTCGTCGGTGCTTCCCGAACATTTACTTAGGAGATCGTTATGATTAACGAAAACTTAAAGCTCTCTGGTCAGCTTAATATCGTCCTAAAGGACAAGGCCGGAAACGTAAAAGAAACACGTGAGGTGAAAAACCTAATTGTGAACGTGGGTCTAGCGTACATTGTCTCTCGCATGAAGGACGCGAGCGCCAACGTGATGTCTCACATGGCTTTGGGGTCAGGAACTACTGCTGCCGCAGCAAGTCAAACAGACTTAGTTACTTTGCTGGGTAGCCGTGAGGCACTGGACTCCTCCACGATCTCTGGCTCGAACAACGAAAAGCTCGTCTACGTTGCCGCGTTTGAGGCGGGGGACGCGACTGGCGCTGTTACGGAGGCAGGCATTTTCAACGCAGCGACGAGCGGAACTATGCTTTGTCGCACGGTGTTCGGTGTAGTGAACAAGGCATCTGACGATACGTTGTCAGTCACTTGGACCATTACTTTGGCGGCTAGTTAATAAGTTAGGGGTGCATCATGGCTACTATTGTAACACGATCTGGCAAGGGTTCGCCCCTGACTAATAGTGAAGTTGACGCGAACTTTTCTAATCTGAACACCGACAAGGTGGAAGCAAGTAACAATTTGAGCGATTTGGCGAACGTTGAAACGGCTCGAACAAATCTGGATGTCGACCAAGCCGGAACCAGCTTGGCTATGGCGATAGCACTGGGGTGATACATGGCAAACACATTTAAAAATTACACGAGTGCCTCGGTAGGCACATCACCCGTCACAACTTACACAGTCCCCGGTGCTACAACCTCAGTCCTGATCGGCTGCACTGTAGCAAACACAACGTCAAGCTCCATCGTAGTCGATGTGCAAGTGGCTGGTGTTTACTTAATCAAGGCTGCTCCTATCCCTACAGGGTCATCTCTGTCAGTCCTCGATGGTAAGGTAATCTTAGAGACCACAGACACGATTGTTGTCACATCTGACACAGCATCGTCAGCAGATGTAATCGCAAGTGTACTGGAGCAAACATAATGGCGGGATATATCGGTAAAGGTAAATCGGTTGTCAGTTTAGCCAGTTATACTAAGGCTCAGGCTGATGCTGAGTTTGTCAGTGACCCTAACTCTGTCATTACTGTCAGTGGCTCTAATGTTGGGATTGGGGTTACTCCTGTATCTTCTTGGGATACTTTTACAGCATTGCAAATAGAAGGCTCTGCGCTTGGGGGTTTGGGGGATAACAACACAATCCTTGGTAGCAACCTCTACCACGATAACAATGCCTTTAAATACATAGGTTCAGCCGCTGCAAGCCTTTATCAACAGAGGCTTGGTGAACATCGGTGGTATGGTGCTGCATCAGGAACAGCAGGTAATACTGCAAGTTTAACGCAGCATATGACCCTCGACAGCAGCGGTAACTTGCTGGTGGGGACTTCCAATCAAAACTGGCAGACAGAGGAAGGAATGCGCTACTTTGCTGGCGACAGTTTAGTAGTGACACGTTCCTCAGCCACACCTTTTAGCGTAAACCGTTTGACGGATGATGGTGATCTTGCAGTGTTCCGCAAAAACGGCACCACTGTGGGGAGTATTGGGACTTTTCAAGATGACTTGACGATAGGCACTGGAGATACGGGCTTTAAGTTTTCTGATTCTGGTGACGGTGTAATGCCTTTTAATGTGTCAACAAACGCATTTAGAGATGGTGCTATTGACTTAGGACATTCAAGCGTTCGCTTCGAAGACATCTACGCCACCAACGGCACTATTCAAACATCTGACCGCAACGAGAAGCAGGACATCGAAGTTCTCTCTGATGCTGAAACTCGTGTAGCACAGGCTTGCAAGGGTCTACTCCGCAAGTTCCGCTGGCAGGATGCTGTAGCTGAAAAGGGTGACGATGCCCGTATCCACTTTGGTATCATTGCACAGGACTTGCAGGACGCCTTTGCTGCTGAGGGCTTGGATGCTGGGCGCTACGCCATGTTTATCTCTAGCACTTGGTGGGAAACACAAACTGAGGTTCCTGCTGTTGAGGCTGTAGCTGAAGTGCTTGACGATGACGGTAACGTGGTCACTGAAGCTGTAGAAGCCAAGGACGCCTACACCCGCACGGACACATATGAGACACAGGCAGAAGCACCAGAGGGAGCAACAGAACGCACCCGCCTTGGTGTTCGCTATCCTGAGCTTCTCGCATTTATTATAGGAGCTATGTAATGAGTACCCTTAAGGTTGACACAATAACAGATGAGGCTGGTACTGGCGCTCCTACCCTTTCACAAGGTTTAAACGTC